GATTAATTCATCTAACATATCAAATAGATAAGCAGGACCGGTTACTATTTTTTCATCATCATCATTTTTCAAACCTGGAAGCAACCGAATATCTGATTTTCCATCTACTTCTGAAATCCGCTGATGAAATCTTATTTCTTGTTTGTCAAAGTCAATATCTTTTTCTTCTAAAGCTGCAATTTCTCCTTGTCTTGCTCCTGTAATAAATGCTAGAACAATTAAAGTTTTAATTTCTATGCTTTCCTCAAATGCTGCTTTTAGCATTGCATGAATTTCTTCTTCCGAATAAGGTTCTTCGATATTCTTTTTTACGCCTTTTTCTTTTGGTATTTTTACATTTTCCACAGGATTTTCTTTAATTGCCCCGTACTCATTTTTAGCCATCAAAAATAAGTTGTTAACGGCGTACAACATACGAAGCTTTGTATTTCTTGATAAAGGTTTATCAGAGTTTCTCCCAGGATCTTTTGTATTGATTCTTTGAGCATTAACAACAATTTTCTTTATCATGTATGGTTTGATATCGATTAGAGGGATAAAATCAAATTTATCAAGAAATCTATTCTCGATCATTCGCTTATAGTTATGATAAGACTTTGGCTCTAAATTTTTTTCGGCCTCTGAAAGCCATATTTTTCTATAAAATTCACCAAAAGTTATATTGAATAAATCCAACGAATCATCGGTCATTCCTTCGAATTGTTCTAACCAGATGTTCAATTCTTTATATGCCGCTCTTTTACTATTCGCTTTTATAGTTTTGCTTTTTCTTTTTGCCGAGCCATCAGGTTTGTATCCTAATACAGCTCTTAGTCTATATGTTTCATTGTCTACTTGTTCTAAGTATCCTGTTACTTCCGACATAATTGAATCTACTCTCTTTCTCTGATACAATAGGAACTATAAAGAAGCCTATCGTATAGGTTTGCTTTTTCATAGAACACGCTCGCTTTGGTCGGTGGGGCGTGTTTTTATTTATTATACAGTTGCTTTAAAAATAGCTGCTTTTTCAAATGATACTAAAGGAGAGAAGTGGATTTCTATTTCTCCCGTTTGGTTTAACGTGAAATGAGCAGTTACATCCATTTGTTTTCCTGGAGCAACAGATCCCATTGTATTTTCGTTGGCATATGTCTCTGATTTTTTGTCATCTGGTCCATATACTTCTACATCTGTACCTACAGGGATATCTGAATCGCCATCATTTTTTACGGTATAAGTAATTTTTACTACTTGTGCGGGTTGATTTTCTTCAAATTGATTTCTTTCATCAGTTAGTTCTACACTGTTTAGTGTATATTCAGCATCACCAACTTTTACAGTGTCACCAATCTTATAGAAGGTATCGCTTTTTTCTTCTTTAGAAGATGAAGTAGAGGTTGAAGATTTAGTTACTTTTTCGCCACCATTATCACTTGCTTTATTGCTATCTGAACCACCGTTTAAAGCAGAACCAATAATTATAATTAAAATTACTGCTAGTATCCAAAACCAAACTCTTTTGTAGAAAGGTTTTTTTACTTTGTACATTTTTCCATCTTGACCCATAACTTTTTTTGACATTTAAATATTCCTCACTTCTTGGTATAATATATTTGTGATCTCAGAAATGAGGTGTGAGTCCGTGTTGCAGCACGGGCTTTTTTTACTGTGCATAAGAGTATTTTTTCTTGAAATAGCATTGGCAGACAGCATAACAAGTNTATCTGAGCTTATTCTGAATAGAATAATANTCCATAAATTTTTCGAGATTAAACTGAGATTCATCAGTCAGTTCGTTCTCAATATAGATATTTAATAAAATTAGAATAGCTATTTTATCTGCTTCTGTTTCAAATTTTGAGTGAAAAGTTGTAGAAGTATCGTACAAAACTGAAAATTCAAAATGAGAGGCGCTGAAATGTGCAAGTTCATGAGATAAATGAAAGGCTCCTGCAGTTTCACCGTATAGATTTTCATTCAAAAAAATGATTCTGGGTTTTGGATAGTAGAAACCAGGCTCTTTCATNTCCATATAAACTACTTTCAAATTGTATTCGCTCAACATTTCTTTCAATTTCAAATACATACAAACCATCACTCCAACTATTCATTTTCCTCTAAAGCTTTAGCAATTGCAATCGCTTTACGCATTGTCTCCTTAGATATTTCTTTTCCATCAAAAGAAAAAACAGTATCGTCTTCTGATAAATCCACATGTTTAGGGGTTTCTCTTTCTTCTCTACCTAGAAGGTAGTCTACAGAGACATCGAAATAGTCAGCAATCCGACTTAATTCATCTGAATTAGGAGTATTATTTTTCCACTTTGCTAGATAACCGTTAGAATATCCAAAATTAATTTCTAACTGCCGTATAGATATCTTTTTCCTCTTNNNNANNNCNTTTATTATTTCNTANGTATTCATNGATAAANCAACCTTTCTNAATGNTTACAAAAAAAGTTTAGANAAATA